ACTGCTCTTGGCGGATACTGATCTAATTAGTTTCTAATTAGTTAAAAGCGGGGCTTTATGCCCCGCTTTTTTTATTCTAAGAACCCTACATAAGATAGAGGCTTATTATGTTTAAGTATAAAAACATTTAAGTCTGTATTTAAATAACACAAGAAGCAGAGTATCCAATGATAGCAAAGCCAAACATAACTGCTTATGGTTCTACCTATGGTAAATACAAAGGCATAAATTTAAACTCATACATTGAGTCATCAGATATTGATGTTGATGCTCTTAACAAAAATTTAATTGTTGATAATGTAGAATTTAATAAATTTGATGAAACAATAAAAGACTACGTATTAGCTCAATTAGGTCATCCTGTTGTAAGAGTAGAGTTAACACCTTTTCAAATTAAAACCTGCATAGACGAAGCAATAACAAAGCTTGATTATCACGCACCTTCTTGGGCATTACAATATGCAGTATTTGATGCGTCTGCTGGGATTTCTTTGTATGAACTTCCAGCATTCATAGCTAATAACTTAAATTACGTTGTTTATCAAAAAGATTTATTAGCTTTTCAATTTACAAAAGGATCTCTTGAGTTCGATTTCTTTCTAGGTTTCTGGCAAAACAATAGGTTTTTTCAAAACATGAACGTAGGTGATTATCTCCTTGTACAACAATACATGGAAATGATCCGTAAGGTATTATCTAGAGATGGCTCATTTGACCTTGTGAATGGAAGATATTTACAGCTTCACCCAGAGCCACCAGTTACTCCAAGCCCTGTTATTCTTGAGTATAGAGCTTTGGATTCAAACACAATCCTTCCTGCATTTAGAAATTGGATTCAAAAATATGCTTTAGCCTGTGCTAAGTCAATCCTTGGTAGGGTTAGAGGAAAGTATCAAGCTATTCCCGGTCCCGGAAAGGGAGCGGCACTTGATGGGAAAGATCTTTTACAAGAGGCTGCTCAAGAAAAAGAAAAGCTGATGCAGGAACTTTTAATGGAGCTTGAAGAGCCACCCCTCTTCTCGGTCTACTAATGACAGATGATAAGTTTATTGTTAAGAAGCCACCATCAAAATCTCCACTAGTACATGTGGATGATTCAGAAAGTATATTAAATTTTTTCGATCAATCAAATCCAGACATTGATCTTTTTAACCTCATAGATGACGAAACTATTAGAATATCTGGATCTAAAGTATCCATTTATAAATATTTTCCATCTCAAGAATTTGATGAGGTTTACATGGAATCAAGAAATAAGACTATTGCTAAAGAACCAATAGTTTTATTTGCTCACTACGAACCAAAAGCTATTGAACAAGCTTTAACTCAATTTGGTATTGAAGTAGATAATGATCAAGTTTTTACTTTTAATAAGCTATATGCTGAAAGAAAGCTTGGAAGACCAATTATAGTTGGCGATATTATTGCTCCGATGTTTCAAAATATTAAATATAAAGTATACCAAGTTAATGAAGATTCTTTTGAGTCGTATGGAGTTTATCATTTAATGTGTTATTGCAATCTTCTTCGTGATACAGAAGACATGTATAACGATAAAATAACTGAGAGACCAGACAATCTTGGTAGGGAGTTTGATCTATGAGGTTTGGAGCTAGACAACAAATTGCTGAAGAGATTTTTCAGAAGATGCAGCTAGATAACAAAAAAAGTATTAGCTACATTTATAAAGACTGCTTAAGATTTTTATTAAATAAATTTGGTAACATGAGTTACTATGATGGCAAAGGGGACGCAATTAAAATTAAATCTTATCATGCAAACCCAGAAAGAGCAGTAGGTATTATATTTAAAGAAGCCAATATTATTCTTCCTGTTATAACTGTTTCTGAAAACTCTACGAAATCAAATGAAGACAAAAGAAGATATGAATCAGTATTAGTAAATGAGAGTTATTGGCACCCAAAATATCAAAGAGCCATAAGAATAGTAAGCTTACCTCCGAGACCCGTTACCATTTCATATAGTTTAAATATATGGTCTTTTTATAAGAATGATTTGGATCAGGTTAGAGAAATGATATTCTCTATGTTTAATCCAGATTTAAATGTGACTATTGGGGAAAACTTTTATACTAAAATTTTTATAGAATCTGAAGATGATGCTTCTGAATTAAAAGTTCAAGATCAAGAAGATAGACTTCTTCAAAAGACTATAAACTTAACATTAGAAACTGCTGTACCTGCTCCTAAATTTTTATACACCTCCACTGGTAAAATAGAGAAGGTTAAATTTGAAATAGATACAGTTACTGGTGTAATTACGCCTGAAAGTTTAGCTCAGTTAGATGCATTAGTTCAAGCTGATATAACCGAAATAGAAATTACTTTAGGACAAGGAAAGCCAATTACAGGGGCTCCTATAGATCATACACATGAAGAATATGTAACTCCAGAAGAATTACAGTCTATGACTTGGCTAACTAATTAAAATGTTATATTTTTAGTAAAAATTAAGCCCAGACATGATAAATATAAATAGGAGTTTCTTATGAAAGTTATTAAAAACGAAACCACTCAAGGTTTCGAAATATTCTTAAATTCTAATAAAGGAATACTTACAAGTATTTGGTTAAAACCAAAACAAAAAATAGTTATCGAAGAGTCTGCAATAACTGATCAAATACTTGTTTTAAATAAAAGAAAGATTCTAAGAATCTCCAACGCATAAGGTGTATAAATGGTAGGCAAACTAAACAGTCCCGGTATTTTAGTAAGAGAAGTAGACGCAACCGCATTCGCTCCAACTATAGATTCTTCTTTAGTTGGTATAGTCGGCTTTGCTGATAAAGGTCCTCTTAACAAGGCTACCCTTATTACAACCGCTGAACAACTTGTTAGGGTTTTCGGAGAACCCAGAGAGGAACTTCCCGGTCAGGGTTTGTTAGGAGCTTTAGAAATCCTAGAAGCAACTAATCGTATTTATTATGTCAGAGTTGCTGGTGAGGGTGCTGTCGAGGCATCTGCCACAATTCCTCTTGGTGCTTGTCCTTCTGTAAAAGTAACTGATTCTACTTCAATATCTTATCCTTTCTTTTTAAGAGTAGAAGTACTTTTTGATGGAGATCCTTTGGCAGCTTCATCAATTATTACAGTAGAGGATACAGAAGGGTCACTTGCTGCTAATATTGTAAAGTATGTTGGAGATGGTACTGCTGATAAAGATCTTTTCAGCGCATCTATAGATCCACTAGATCCTTCTAATCCTTATATTCAAGGATCTTTTGCAGGAAGCTCTTTCCAATTAATGGTCGAAGCAAACACACAAAGTAATTTCGATCCAGATACTGGATTAGAAATACTTCAGGCTATTGATAAAACAGGTGATACAGTTGATGAGCCCTTTAGTTTTGTAGAAGCAAGAGGTGTTAATATAAATTCTAGTCAACTACATTACTTAGTAAGATCTCAGCATCCCGGGGAAGGTTACAATTTAGGTATATCTTTGAAGACTGGTGAGGTTACTGGTATAAGTGTTGAAACTAATAACGTAGCTGGTCAATACTTTAATATTTATGTAAACGATAAAGGATTTCAAAACGAGTCTTTTAGAGTTGGGTTAGTAGGAGATAATACTTTCTTAGGGACAGTAATTAAAAGTTCTGAAGAAGAGACTCCACTGTTTTCACAATTTATTAAGGGTGAGTTTGCAGGAACTTTAAATATTGATGGAGAAAAACCATTAATAAGCCCTGCACAAAAACTTAACAATCTTCTCACATATACTGTAGCTTCTTTATCAGCTACAGCACCAAATGGATCTTTCAGTGCATCTGCAAATCCTAGATTCGTTAAACTTATTACAGGAACTTACAATTTAACTGGAGGAAAAAACGGTGAAGGTGATGATGTTAGTATATTTGGACCCGGAGAGGGTGGAGCAGAAGAAGGAACAGATGAGAATTTAATTTCAGTTGTCATAGGTTCCGCTGCCGAAAAAGATGGAATCTACGCTCTTGACGATGATAACTTAAATATCTCAATTGCATTAGTTCCCGGATTTACAAATCAAGCAATTCAAAATGAATTAATTACCTTGGCTGAATCTAGCCAAAACTTCATAGCAATTGTCTCTCCTCCTTACGGATTAAATAGCACCCAAGACGCTGTAAATTGGGTCAATGGTAAGGGTGGATTAAGGACAGCCTCTATTAATAATTCTTATGTCGCTGTTTACTGGCCTTGGGTACAAGTGTTTAGCGTGTTTGATGAGAAGGACCGCTGGATCGACCCTGCTATTTATGCTGCAAGACAAATGGTTTTCACTGATGCTGTCTCTGAGCCATGGTTTGCACCTGCTGGATTTACTAGAGGTAGATTAACCAAGCCATTGGATACAGAAATTATCCTTAGCCAAGGAGACAGAGATGCTCTTTATGATAGCAACATTAACCCAATGGTTAAGTTCTTCCCAGAAGGTATTACAATCTTTGGTCAGAAGACTGCTAAAAGAATTGCATCCGCAACAGATAGAATTAACGTCAGAAGGTTAATGATTTACCTTAGAAAGACTTTACTCGCTTCCGCTAGAAGCTTTGTATTTGAACCAAATGATTCAATCACTTGGGAAAATATTAAAGGAGTTTGTGAGGACCTTTTAAGAGATATTGCATCAAGAAGAGGTATCGCAGAGTATAGAGTAATTTGCGATGATACTACAAATACTCCTCTAAGAGTATCTCGTAGAGAACTGTGGTGCAAGATTATATTAAGACCTGTAGAGGCTGCTGAGTATATAATCTTTGAAGTAAATTTAACTAACAATACTTCAAAATTAGGAGCATAATATGGCAAGATTAACACAAGAAAGAAATGCAGTAGGTGGATCCTCAAGACTGCCTAAACTATCCACCGCTTTGGATTCAGTAAGAGCTTATCAGTTTGAGCTTCAGTTCTTTTTCCCTAGACAAATTCAACAAAGAAATATCACTGGGCTAAGAGACCTTAACATAGCTGTTAAACAAGTGGCTGCTACTGGAATCAAAGTAGAAGACATTGAAGTTAACAGATTGAATGATAAGTATTACTATCCCGGAAAGCCTTCTATGGAAGAACTTTCCGTAACCTTTGATAATATCTACAAGACAAAGGCTGGAGCCGCTCTTTTCCAATGGTTTAGAGCTTGCACTTATGATCCTGTTTTCGGATACCAAACTCCAATTACCGGAGGTTACACTGGTCTTAACAGCTTTAAGGCAGAAAAGGTTCGCTTAATTCAGTATGACGGAACCTTAACTCCTTTCGCCTATGTAGACTTTATTGGTGTCTATCCTAAGTCAATGCAAATTGGAGAGCATAATTACTCTACCAGTGACTTCCATACTCTAAACGTAAACTTTAGATATGACTTCATCGATCTAAGCAACAGCACATTAACAAACCAAGGAAATCCCTTGGCTGGAATCTTCGGAACATAATATCTTATTTAAGTTACTTTTATTCAAGCCTATCTAATTTAGATAGGCTTTTTTTCTATAATGAGTTATGGATTACTTTTCCCTAGAAATATTAGACTTCTTTTCTAAGAAGAATAAAAGAACTTTAAGATTGCATGAACAAGGTAATCCTGCTGATGTGGTGTTCTCAATTTTACCTAATAAAGATTTTCCAAACAAAATAACAAGCAAAGCAGGGCTAGCAAAACTAAAAGAAAGAGATATCCCAGCTTCGAAAGTAGCTTCTCAAGCTGGACCTAATGTAGCTAAAGCTGTACAAATACAAGGGAAAGAAGGAACATCTCCAATATGGGCTTGGAAAGTTAATCAAGACTCCTCCGGGGAACAGCAACCAGAACAACAAACTCCAGAACAACAAACTCCAGCACAAGAAGCTCCAGAAGAACAACCTCCACAAGACCCTGCTGAAATGCAAGCAGCAGCCGCTCAACTAGAAGCTGAGTTAGCTGCCAATCCAATCGATCCCAGAAATATTGATAAACTTACACAAACTATGGCAAATATTATTAGTCCAACTTCTTTGCGTAAGTTTTTGGGACTTACCTCAGAATTAACTAAATCAGCAAGAGCCATTTTAAATACCATAGCTGCTCAATCTTCTTGTGGAACTCTAAGTCAATTTTTAAATAAAGGTTGTACAGATCCAAAGGGTCCTGAACTTTTTATAAAAAATTTAACTACAGCATTATTTTTTGATCCCTTGGGCACCAATCAAAGATCTTTGACAGAAAGACTAACTACTGCATCAACTATTGCTAAAGGCGAAGATGGGACTCTGAACTTTGATGCTGAATTACCTCCAGAACAAAGAAATGAAATTGTACAAAACATATTGGGAAAATTATTAGAATTAGCAAATAAGGATGAATTAAGCGATAGTGATATAGCCTTTATTAAAAACAGAATTAAATATTTTGGAAATTTAAACAAGTTAGGATTTTATTCAGTCGATGGAACTGTAGTTATAGGATTTTCAAATAAAGGTGTAGCAAATATAATATCAACAATTTTATTAGATAGATTTAATAAAATAAGTAATAATTCTATAAAAGATTACGATAGAGAGGTTCTGGAAGATGATAGCTATAGTTCTATTTTAGGTAACTTAATTGAAGATTTAACAAGTGTCAGAATTAGATCTAAAAGATTGATTACTTTAAAAGATGAATGTAGAGACAGCAACGCAGAGTTATGTTCTAATTTAGAAAAAGAAATACAAGAATCTGATAAACAAAATGCTGAATTGTTTTTAAGACTTTCAGATGCTTGTAAAAAATTGATTGAGTTTGGTGGAGAATTAAAAGATTTTATTGGAGATCCAGAATTAATAAAACAAATTATATCAATTCAAAATCAATTAGAAGAATTAACTAAAACAAAAATATCATCTGAGGATCTTACTCCAGAACAATTACAACAAAACATTTCTAAAGTTGTAGATGCTGCTAAGAAGGTTGGTCTTTTTACTACAGCCATGGTTGAATTGCAAGAGTTAGTAACTTTATCTGATTGGAGTGTAGTAACTGGATGGAAACGAGGAGCAAACAGAAAAGGTGACTTAGGTTTATTTTATTTTAATGAAAACAAAGCTAGAGTAGCACAAGAACAAGCAGGAGAATCCTACACAACTTATGAATTAACTTACGATGAAAAAGGTGAGGTAGATAAAACTTCTGAATCTTATAAAGAGCTTGCTTCAATTTTTGAAAGAGATGAAGAGGATAAAGAACTTGAATTGTTATTAAAAGTTATGAAAGAAAAGAAATTAACAAAAGTTCATGCAATTAGACCTTCATTAAAGACTCAAATTTCTGAAAGAGGTACAACAACTCTAGCTACAACTTCAGCTAAAAATTCTGATTCAGTATACGAAGCATTGGAAACTGGTAATTTAGAACAATATGTCAATAATTTTAATATAGAAAATAAAGATTTAGGTAGATTAACACTTAGAGAAGCTACTGAATTAAGAGACACGGTTTTTAACAGAGCTAAGGCTGCTGGCTTTGGAAGTGACCAAGAAGTAACTGAAGCATTAAAAAGAGCTAGACAATGGAACAAACCTTTTTCTGCAATATCAAAAATGAACATGAGTCAAGTTACTCAAACTTTAAATGGAGCTTCTGTAAAAACACAACCGTTGGCAACATCTTTAAGTTTACTAGATGATTTAACAAAAACTTTTCAAATAGAAATAGAAGCAGATGAACAAAAAGCACAACTAAAACAATTAATTGATGAAGGAAAAGGTCTAGGAAAAGAAGATGCCAAAGAGTTAGTCTCACTAGTTAAAGGTGCTATTGAAGAATCAAAAAATATTAGTTCTGGTAGGGTAAAAGAAAAAAATAATATTCAAAATTCGGAAGCAGCTATAAGAGAGTACATCATGAAATCTGTTGCACTATTACAGAATGCAAAGAGAAAAAAATTGTTGAATTCTGAAGATCCTGAGGTTGCTAGGAAAGAACGTCAGGCACTTGCAGTAGAATTACTAGCTCGCGGATGTTCCTCTAAAAATGATACTGCAATTATTAAGACTGACTTTAGGGAAAGATCTTCTAGTATTCTTCAGCACAACAAAATAATTAGTGAACATATTATGGATATGTTAGATCCATCTAGAGGATTTGAAGCTGTTGTAATGAGAAGTGGATTTAAATTACAAGATCCAATAACTGGTGCTTCGATAACTATCAATCCGTCTTTTGCTGGTAAAACAGGGATTGGTGGTAGCTTCCTAATTAAAGTTAATAAACAATCTGCAAAAAGAGGATCTATTGGTACTGCTAGACAATTAAGACCTAGATCACAGGGTGTCCAGCCACCCAGAAATCTTTAGTAGTTAACTTAAGTAGGTCTTCTAACTTCATAATAACATTCCAGCCTCCTATATCGTCACCAAACATTACGAAGTGATATTTTATTCCAGAGGAAATAGCTAAGATATCATTGTGTGGTAATATAGCAAGTGTATCTTTTCTATCTTGTTGAAAAATAACTATCCATTTTTTCTGGATTTTTCTTGCATCATCCGATGCTTGTTTGATAAAATTGTAAACATCTGATTTCTTATTAAATAAACTTCCTAATCCTTCTTTATTATAACCTTTCTTACATTCAATAATATATTTAAAATTAAGAGGGGTTA